AAAAAGAAAAATTATTAAAAGCATCTATTAATGGTGTTGGATATTTGGCAACTATATTAAGTAAAGATGGTAAAAAGAAATCATTCAAAGTTCATCAATTAGTAGCAATGGCATTTCTTGGTCACGAGCCTTGTGGATATAAAATAGTAGTAGACCACGTAAATAACGACAAACTAAATAACCAAGTAGACAATTTGCAATTAACGACCAGTAGGCATAATGTGTCTAAAGACATAAGACGTGGTGCATCTAAATACATCGGGGTGTCTTGGTACAAAAACTCAAACAAATGGATGGCTTCAATACGCATAAATGGTAAACAAAAGCATTTAGGATATTTTAACGATGAATTAGATGCATCTAAAGCATATCAAAATGCATTAAAAGGAATAGGAGGTTACAATGGCTAAAGAACTACCATATTTTCAGTTTGAACCAGCTGAATATTTGACAAAAGATATATCATTTTGCAGTTTAGAGGCTCAAGGTTTATTTATAAATATTTGTAGCTATTATTGGCAAAGAAACTGCGAATTAACAAGAGAACAAGTATTAAGGCGATTAAATTACCCAGATGCATTGAATGAATTAATAAGCGAGGGTATTATTGATTTACAAGAGGATAAGATTACCATTAAATTCCTTGACAATCAAAGAAATAATGCAATAACAAAAAGCGAAATAAATGCCAAGAATGGGGCGAAAGGTGGAAGACCTAAAAAGCCAAAAGAAACCGAAATAAAAGCGAATAAAAACCCAAGTAAAAGCGAATCAAAAGGCATAAGAAAAGATAAGATAAAAGAAGATGAAATAAAAGAAGATAATACTAATGCCAATAAATTGGCGGAGGGTGTAGTCGAATATTTTAACGGAGTTTGTGTTAATCTTCCAAAAGTGGTAAAGCTAACCGATAAAAGAAAAAAACATATTTTAGCACGATTAAAAGAACACAGTAAGGAAGACATAAAAAAAGTGATAGATTTAACCGCTGAATCTAATTTTCTCAATGGCAAAAATACAAACGGCTGGACTGCGAGTTTTGACTGGATAATAGACAAAAGCAATTTTATCAAAATTTTAGAAAACAACTACATAAATAAACAAAATGGAAAAGATAGGAGACAAATTAGCGTTGAAGACTTTAACGAGTCTATCGAACGGCACTTTAGATGAAAAAAGCTTATCGGTTTATCAAGATGACCTTACTATGGAGTGCGTTAAGTTTAACTGCGCTAAAATATTAACTGCATTTAAGGGATTAGATACTAATTTTACTAACTTACTGGCTGAAAGTTTAAAGCGTAACGGATTTACAGACCAGCGTTTAACCGATGCAGTAAACTATGTGATTGATAACTGCCCTTATCCATCGCCCAGTGTTGCTGAATTTGTTAAATTTGACAAAAGCGTAAAGGTTTATTCGTATGATGAAATGATTAAACTGGGTTATGGCACAGAGCCTTTTAAAAAAGTAAGGCTAAACCAAGAGCAAGAGAAGCCGTTATGGGTGTTTGCGAGTGATTACGAGAAATATGGACTTAAAAAATTTGAGTGGTAATGGCAACAATAAAACAGATTTCACTAATTGAGCCACAAATGGCTATCTTTGTAATTAAGAAGCTACTGCACCAAGTAAATGATGAAGCCATAAGCCAAGCTATTAGCAAACTAAAGGATGAAGATTTCGAAGAACTGGTCAATATTTTGATGTGGCTGGGATATGAAGAAAAAACAATTAATCAAATACTAAAATAAAAAAATTATGTACAATAGAAAGTTTAAAAGAGGCGTAAAACCAATCGAAGACAGAACAAAGATAAAGAACGAAGCCAAATCAATAAGGTTTACACAAACAGAAAGGGAGCTTTTAGAGTCTTTTTTAGAAGCTAATGGCATAACCTTTACTGAACTGGTTAAAACTCGCTTAAAAGACATTATAGGGGCTTAAATGTAATAAAATAAAAAAGAAACAATGAAACCAATAAATCACGCTTTGATAAGCCACTATTACGAAGGAATAAATAGAAAGCAATTAACTCCCGACGATTTTCGTAAATTATACAATCGAATTATCGCAGACTATCGGCTAACGGAATACGCGAATAGTAGGAACGCTGATACGGTATGTATCCGTCAAGCTATAATGAAGATAGCAAAAGAAAAGACTAATTTAACATTGAAGCAAATTGGCTCGATTTGGGGAATTGACCATAGTACTGTTATTCACGGTCTTCGGAGGGTGGAGGATGCCCACGATACAAACGATGAAATCTATTTGAACTGGGAGTCGGAGGTTTACAGATATTTTTAAAAACTAAAACAATGGACATACAAAAACTAACAGATAGCGAGTTAAGCACTTTGATTAAAGAGTGCAGGTTAGAACTTGAGCAACGGAAGCAGAGCCTTGAGGATGTACTACTGGAAGACGATTTTCAAAAGTATAAAAGCAAGTATGCACGACTAACTTTATTCTACGACTTTTGCAGAGGTGTTTACTCGGTTACTGAAAGCGAGTTAAAAGAAAAGAATCAAAGCAAGAAAAAGCGCAATATTAGAAACGCAGTTATTAACTACTTGCTTTCGGAGGGTTTTAGCCATCAAGACATCGTGGATGAGTTTGATTTAGCACGAACAAGTTTAAGCAGTCCGATTAGCTATCACGAAAAGTACTACAAGCTTGACAAGAACTACACAGATATTTTTGAGGATGTTAAACAATTTTTTGAGGATTAGATATGGCAACTAATAAGAGAAAATGTAAGGAATGCCAAAAGGTGTTTGAAAAGAAGCAACCACTACAATACGTTTGCAGTCCTATGTGCGCCATAAACTATGCCAAGAAAAAGGAGAAGTCTAAATGGCAAAAGGAGAAGAAACGGCGATTAATTGACCTTGAAAGCGTAAGCGGTGTTCAATCAAAGTATATCCAGCCAAAGGTTAACGAGTTAGTAAGAATAATTGACAATGGATTACCTTGCATTGCAACTGGCAACTTTGGAAAGATGGCTGCTGGTCATTATTACCACGCTGGTGGTCATAGTCAAATAAGATTCAACCTGCATAACATTCACATCCAATCATTTCAGTCGAATAGTTTTAAAAGTGGCGATGCGCTAAATTATAGGCAAGGCATTATAAATACATACGGAGAAGAATATATTGAATTTATGGAGTCGCTGAAACAAACACCAATAAACGACCACACAAAGGTTTTCTACCTTGAGTTAAACAACAAGCTAATAGAAGTAAAAAAGTGGCTTAAAACGCAAATAAATGGGCAAATGCAAGATGTTTCCAATAGAATACAACTGCGAAACGAAGTAAACTTGCTATTAGGAATTTATGAAAGGGAATATTGCATATTTAAAAACGCATAAATGATTAAATTAGAAATAAGCAACAGTCAATATAGCCGAGCAAAAGAACTTTATGAATTTAAAGTATTGAAAAATTCAATAAAAAAAGGCGAGGGGAATATATTTGGTGCTATTGGTGAAATAATGGTAAACGATTACTTTATAGGCAAGGGTGCCAATGTAGATTTAAATCAAACATATGACTACGATTTAATAATTAACGGATTTAAGGTTGATGTAAAATGCAAGGCTACTAATTATGAGCCAAAAGATTATTTTAATGCCGTTATTCCAGCTTACAATCCACATCAAAAGTGCGATTTTTACTTTTTCACTTATGTAACTTATAATTTTAAGACCTGCTATTTAGCTGGATATAAAAAAAAGCAAGATTTTTTTAAGGAATCAAGGTTAGCTAAAAAAGGAGAAATTGATGTAGGAAATTGGAAGTTTAAAACAGATACTTATGTATTGCAAATAGCTGATTTGATTAAATTCAAGCAATAAAAAAGTAAATAAATCAAGTAAAAACCTTATCTTTAAGGAACTCAAACAATTAAATAATTTAAACTAAAAAATTATGGCAAAACTATTAACTGGAAGTATTAACCTTTCAAAAATTGACAAGACAAAAATTGTTGACCGAGATAAGAACGGCAATCCGTTTGAGAATAACGCAAAGTATTTGAACGTGGTAGTATGGATAAACGATGAATTAGATAACTACGGTAATAAGGCGTCAATCCAAATAGGTCAATCTAAGGAGGAAAGAGAAGCTGGGTCAAAATCCATTTACATCGGAAACCTAAAAGAGCCACAAGGCAGAAATAACGAGCCAACAAGCACAAGAAGCGCACAAGTTGCTGATGACTTGCCATTTTAAAGATATGAAACAGATAGATAGATGGCTAATAGCCTTATACATCATTATGCTTTATATGACGTATGAAGTAAACCGATTAATAAAGGGTAACTTTTTTAACTGATGTGCATAACTTGAGAAAATAAAGAAAGTAATATTTGTTATATTTAAGCCGATTTGATTTGGTTAAATGAGTAGGTGTTTGAGGTGAGACTTTGCACCTGCTCTTTTTAAGTTTAAGAAATGGCAAATGTTTACTTTAGATGATTTTGAGGAGTGTGCTGAGTTTATATTAGAATATGGTGTTTATATCGCTTTACTGGTGATGGATTGGCTTGAAAAAGAGGAACGATACGAGGAGTGCGAAATAATATACTTAACGATTTTAATAATGAACTTATCGAACGACTGGAATCTGCCAAGTAAACTAACGGAAACAACATTTGAAGAGTTATGCGCTATGACTAATCAAGATAGAGACGAAGAAGATTATAGAATGGTAGCGTACGAGATAATTAAAAGCATTGAATAAGATGGCAGCACCTAAAGGAAATAAATTTGCACAGAAATGGACTGAAGAAACTGCGTTAAGTAAGATTAACGAGGTGCTAAAATACTGCAAGGATAACCCTAATAATTATCATTTAGGATATGCGCTAATAGAGTGCGATGTTTACCCAGATTGGTGGGCATACATAGCTAATACCTACGAGGATAATGAAGAAGTTTTTAGAGCAATAAAAAAGGTAGAGGTATTATTAGAGCAAAGAATAATAAATAGCACCTTAACTGGAGATATAAAAAGTGCAGCTATGGCAATATTCTACCTAAAAAATAAACACGGCTATAAAGACAAGCAAGAGGTGGATAACACCAATAGAACAGTAGAGCCTACGCAATACGTTATCGTAAATGATAGAAATACTAACACATCAAGCTGAGTTCCTTAAGAGCAACGCAGTACATACTGGATTAGTTGCTGGTTTCGGTAGTGGTAAAAGTATCGCAGCTACGATTAAGACTATTGAAAAGAAAAAGCAATACCCGAATATTTCGGTAGCTTATTATCTGCCTACTTACTCCCTAATAAAAGACATCGCATTTCCTAACTTTGAGAAGTACCTGCAAATGATGGGTATAACTTACGACCTTAATAAGTCGGATAAAGAGTTTAACACCGAATATGGTAAGATAATAATGAGGTCAATAGATAGTCCCGAGTACATAATCGGCTACGAGGTAGGTTATAGCTTAATAGACGAAGCAGATATTCCGCCAAAGGACAAAATGCGCCAAGTGCTAGTCAATGTAGTAGCAAGGAATAGAAAAAAGCTACCTAACGGAGAGCATAATAGTTTAGACTTTGTAAGCACTCCCGAGGGGTTTAGGTTTATGTACGATTTTTTCGTTAAAAATAAGGATGAAAATAGAGTGTTGGTTAAGGCGAGAACAAAAGACAACCCATATCTGCCAAGTGCATACATTGAGACCTTAAAAGGCATCTATTCGGCTACGGAATTAGAGGCTTATTTGAATGGCGAGTTTGTAAATATTACAAGTGGAAACGTTTACTATGCTTTTGATAGGGTAAACAACCATTCGGATAGAGAAGCGCAAGAGGGCGATATATTGCACGTTGGTATGGACTTTAACATTAATCAAATGTGCGCTATTGTAAACGTGATAGATAACGGAGTAGCGACTGCAGTAGCGGAGTATATCAATTACTATAACACCGATGCAGTAGCGAGTAAGATAAAGCAAGACTTTCCTAATAACCGAGTAATAGTGTACCCAGACGCAAGTGGAAAGAATAGAAAAACCAGCGCAGCGGAAACTGATATTAACATCCTCAAAAAGTATAATTTCGGGATTAAGGCACTAACGAGCAATCCATTTGTAAGGGATAGAATTAACACAATGAATAAGGTTTTTGAAAATAAAATGGTATTCATAAATACCTATAAATGCCCTATCTTTACAGAGCATTTAGAAACGATAGGCTATAAGAACGACGAGCCAGACAAAAGCATTAACCATAGTACAGATGCGATGGGTTATTTCGTTTGGTATAATTACGGAAAGGCTAAACCTAAAGTGTATCTATGATGGAGTTAGAGGCGCAAATATTAGAACTAATTGAAAAACTAAACGACTGCCCTAACTTAAGGGATGAAAATAAGTTGTATAAACTACTTGGAAAAATAGAAAATGAACGAATACAGAATAACGGCAAACGGCAAAGAGAAGAAAATAGTTAAGCTTCCGACTGGCAGACACGAGGTAACTCTTGAACAATGGAATAACGCTTACAAGTATGTAGAGTTAGCCGTAGAGGCGAATAGACTATTTGAAGAGGGTAAACTTGAGAAAAGCCAAGCAAAGGTAATAGAGTCAATGTGCGGCACCATCGCAGCGTTAGGCGAGGGCATCACATACGAGGAATTACTGAACGTGGAGTTTAACAAGATTAATAACTTGTTCTTGATTCAGTTTGGCTGGTTAAGTGAAGAAAAGCCAAAGCGCAACTTTAAGATTAAAGGCAAGAAGTTTAGTGTGCCGAAATTTGAGCAGGGTACTTGTGGGGACTTTATGGATGTAATGAGTTTATTGGCTATGCACGAAGAATATAACGATGCAGAAAAAGGATTGCTTATTGCTGCGGTTTATATGCGTAACGGAGAGTACTATCAAGACCTTGAGGAGATTAATCAGCGCATTGAGTTCTTGAAGAAGTATGGCAGAATGGATTTATTTTACTCCGCCGCTTTTTTTTTGTTGAGTTCGTTGAGGAGTTACAAAATAGACACCCAGCGACATTCGGCAGTAGTAAGGGAAATGGAAAAGCTAACAAGTACCTTAGTCAGTTGGGCTACTATCCTCTTTTCGCAAGTGTCGCAGAGGCTGGAGTCTTTTCGTACAACGTAGCGTGGTGGAAGTTTTGGCGAAAGGATTTAAACAGATTTGACCAAGTGCTAAACACGAGATTAGATGAGGTTATGGCTTTTATAGAATATAAGAGTGCATCGGCTCAATAATTAAAAAATTTGTAATTTAGAATAGTTAAATTTACCGAGATATGAACTTGCTTGAGTTAAGGAACAGAATAAGAGATAAAGCCATAGATAATGGTCTTACTTATACAGAGATAGAAACACTTTTCGATGTCAACTTATTGTTAGAGCAGACTATGCCTTGCCTTATGTGGCGTTATAGTGGCGAAACTAATAACTTTGACGAAGTAGGCACAGAGATGAGCCTAAATGTTTACTTGATAACGACGTTTCCCGATAGCGTACGAGTAGAAACAGACACCTATCAACGTGATTACATAGTTACCCAACAAAATGCGCTTAGAACGTATTTTTACAACTGGCTGCAAGCTATGCCGTTTGAGAGTGGAGATGATTATTTAGAGATAATTAGCACAGAGGAAATTCCAATAGCTGAAAGGTTAGGTATAAATGAGTTTTTAACTGTTGATTTTAGGGTAAATATTTCCATTAAGAGAGATTTCTGTGTAGACCCAGAACAAATAGCACCAACACCAAGCCAAGTGCAAGTGTACTTTAACGATGTGTTAAGATATACCCAAGCTTGTAACGTGGATTTAGAACTTATCTTAAAGAATCAAAATGGCGATTTAATCAACGATGCTACATTTACTGGATATGAGATAGTAGTAACACAAGGCGGTGGTCAAGTGACCATAAATATCAATGGCGTTTTATGGGATGTTATAGACGCTGGAGAAACCGAGAACATTATTGTAAGGCAGAGCAGCGGCTCAACTCAAGTAGGTGCTATACAAGGTCAATACTACCGCATAGCAGATAGCGTTATAACTTTAGAAGATGCTTTAGGTGCAACATTAAGCACAACGAATGTAAAAGCCGAAAACCCTGCGACAATAGTAGCACCAAGTGCAAGAGTAAGTAATAGTGATGATAGCTACGATGTTAACGTGGCAAGTGGTGGAGATTTAGAACTACCCGATAGTCAAATAAATGTCAACGGAAGTAATGAGGGAAATGTAGTAAGCGTCAAAACTATTGATGTAAACATAACAGATGGCACAAATCCAGTAGTACCCGATGCAGTTAGTTTAAGTGGAAATACATTAGATATAGAAGTTTCTTTTCCTTTACCGCCAGTGGGTGCTACACTCATAAAAACTGGTCAAACCACAAGTTATAGAACTGGCGATGATGGAGATTTAGAAGAAGGTAGAGCAACTGACTTTTTAACATTAGCTTCAAATAATCCATTTGGAAATACCAATAGATTTACTGATGAATTAGGTGGTGTTGCGTATGCGAATGATATAGTAATAGATTGGAGTACTTATAATGGTACGAATGTTTTAGGTTATTATAGAATACCTTTACCAACTAATAATTGGGCAAACCAAATAGATGCTTGTTTGGCATTATCTATTTCAACATTTACAAGTGCTTGGAGAATGGCAAACTTTAAAGAATTTGATAATATCCATAGCAAAGATGATACACTTTTTAGCGGAAGATTTGATGCTTTAAACTATACGCCCTTTAATATAAGTTTAGGAAATTACCTATGGACATCAACAAGCCGAGACGCAAGTTTTGCAATTGGATATTTACTTAATCCGTTTGGTAGTTTTGGCATAGCATTATTAAACAAAGGAAATAGTTATCAATGTATTGCAGTCCGAACATTCACAGTAACTGGAACAACTTTAACATAAAAAATAGATATGGCAACTTACAAATTTGAACAATTTAAGTTAGAAATAGACAATCCAACTATCTCGGCTAATAAAGATAGCATCCATCTACAAGTGAATAAGAACACTATTAGCGTGGATGTCACATTGCAAACGGATGGTGCGAAGTTTGGAGTCCATTTAACCGAAATAAAGGTTAACAATTTGAACTATGAGGGTTATGACAACTTAATGGAAAGAGTGCTGAACAGATTAAAGGATTACGAAGTATGAGCCAACTTGGGGACTTTTTGAAAAAAGCCATTGAAGAAGAAATGGAGTTCAACAAGCGTTTAGCAAGTGGCGAGTCAGTTGCAACGCTTCGAGAAGAAATAAAGGACGAACATTTACTTATTTATGGTGTAGATTATTGGGATGAAATTAACAACGGAGTACCTTCTGGTACTTTAGTGGATATAGAAGATTTGAGAAGCTGGGTAAATGCAAAGAGTCAAAGATATGGCGGTACATTTCCGCCTATAACGGCAATACAGAGAAGAATATACGCTAAAGGAAGTAGTACACCTAAAGAGAAGTTAGACATTATTCCAAAGGTAATAAAAAAGAATCAAGCAGAGATAACAAGACAAGCGGAAAACTACGTTACAAACTTTTTAAAATTAAGATAAAATGAGCATAGCAAGTATTAAAGCAAAGATAGCAGAACTTGAAGTTGATGCAGCAAACTACGAGGCAGCAGTGGCTCAAGAAACTGCGATAACTGGACAGACAAGTGGAACTATCACTATAAATGAAGAAACATTCACAACGGATGGCGCAGAGTTTATTGATGTACGAGATGAAAAGATAACCGCATTGCAAAGCACTCAAGCATCTTTAATAACGAGTATGGACACTCTATGCGATGAAATCATTGTTTTATTAGCAGCATTATAATTATGGCGATAGCATTAACAACACAACCAACGACAGACGGATTATATTCGGCTTATTTACCAGTTAAGTTTGTAGCAACTGAAACTACTAACGACCCAGCGTATTTAGAGTTTGAATTAAAGACACAAGCAGGTGCATCTATTCCTAACGTACCCAAGTACCGAGCATTAAACGTAAATAATACATTTACATTTGATGCCTCTAACTATTTAAAGTCTATTCTAAACGTGTTTACTACGCAGGGGTATAGCACAACTGCCATAGAGCATTTAGATGACTTATATGGCAAATATGAGGTCGAAGTGACTGACCCTATCAACTCGCTAACGGCATTAACATCAAATGAGTTTTATGCTTTTGCCAATATTGACGGCTTAAGATACTCAAACGACCAAACTGCAAACGATGGCATAAACCGAAAAGGTATGCTTTATGGCTCGGAGTTATTTAATGGTAGCTTTGCGCCTAAATATCAAGGTGCTTATGATAGGTGCGTAGTGTTTGCTCAAAGTCCAGAGATTAGCATCGTAACGTATGATGCGGATAAGCCTAACCAATACACCACACCGAAACAGTTTGCCGAGATAGATATTTCAAGCTGGACAAATAGGCTAATTAGTGTACCTTTAAATAGAACATTTTTAGCGACCAACGCACTTGTGCCGCCAAGTAGTACTCCACTATCGAAATACGCAGGATTTAAAGCAAGTCACGCATCATTGGGCGATATGTACTACTATGTTGAGGACAGATGCAAGGTAAACGAGTTTATGTTTATTAACCGATACGGAGTTAAGGAGAATATCAAGTTTGAAACCTACGATTATGAAAGCGTTAAGACATCAAGTGAAAGTTATTTGGTGGGTGGTTACACTCATACTGGTAACACTAACTTTTTTAATACATCAGCTAACAACGTAAAAGTAAACCAGTCAATCGTTGAGGATTATGAGGTGCGTGGTAACTTTTTTACAAGCAGACATAAGGGCGAATTGCAAGATTTTGTGAGCAGTCCGTTACAATGGGTAGTGGATAATGGAGAGTTAAGACCTATCAACGTGCTGGATGGTAGCTTCAAGTTAGTTGAAAAGTCACGAGGTATAGATTTTAATTTCAAATACAGATACGCACAAACAAAACCAAGTTTTAAATGATAACATTTAACGGAATAGAACTTGACTACAAAGAGGATGCGCTGAGCGGTTTAGTTATTAAGGGCGGTTTGACCAAAATTGAAAACCTCACGGATAGAACTGGAACTGCATCTACTCAATTTACCCTACCAAGAACGGCTAAAAACGAATTAGCATTTGGCAACATTACAACAGAGGGCGCACAAACGCAAACAAGCGGAGAGGCTTACATTACTATTGAGGGTAATATCTTTAGCAAAGGTGTGCTTTATGTTACTGGCTACGATAACTACAATTTCAAGTGCTTGTTTATGGGGCAGGATAACGACTTAATTAAGACTTTAAGGAATAAACCATTTTGGAAATTATTCCCAAGCGACCAGCAATTTATTTATAATGACGCAAATATTAAAACCGCATTAGAGGCAGTTATCCCAAAATCATTAGGTACTGATATAAGTTTTAATTTTGCCAATCCATTTTATGAACAATTATTCCCAACTCCATTAAGTGCAGAAAACTCTGCGCCATTTTTTAGTTTAAAGCACTTGGTTTATAAAGTATTATCGGATGAGGGATACTCTATGGTATCTAACTTTTTTGATTCCGATTATGGAGAATCAATTGTTTATTCCGATTTTAGTGGATTTTCTTTATGCCATAATGGTTTTGAAAATAGTGGAGAGCAAATTCCATCATCAAGTCCAACGGCTACAATTTACACATATAGCTACCCTAATTATCAAATACTTGATTTAGGAACGGCATTAACAAATAACGTAATGACAGTTTCTACTTTTGCTAATGGTAAAAGTTACCAACTGGATAGAAATATAAATAAACTTAAAATAAAAGGTCAAATAACTTGCGAATTAGGCGAGTTAAATAGCGCACAGTTATTTATAGATATATGGAATAGTTTTGGAGTAAATAATAGATATACAACCAATCAATTAACTGGTGTAGGTAATAGTTTGCAAAATGGAATAAACACATTTTCTCTTGATTTAGATTATAGTTTTAGTTCTGGCGAAATTATTACATTTGGAGTATTTTTAGATACGAATGCAAGTTATCCATTAACAGAAGCAAGTATAGTTGTAGATAGATGTTCGATAAGTTATGATAATATTGCCCAAGGAGATGCAGTTAGTTGGGCTGATTATGTTAGCAATTTTTCACAGTTAGATTTTTTAAAAGGCGTATTAAAGCAATTTAATTTAGTTTTGCAAATTGAGGGAGATAAGGCTTATATTGAGCTACAAGATGAGGGAACAGAGCCAATAGGTGCAAGTCCAGCATCATTACCAAGCATAACGATTGAGCAATATAATTTAGATAGCATCGTATTAGATGAAACGGTAACGGATATAGAATACTTGCAAGGCGATTTAATATATTTAAAACAAAACATAGAAAATGATTTATATATTAAAACAACTCAACTATTACCTTATCAATCCTATGGAAGTTATTTGTATAATTTAAATACATTTAATAGTTCTAATGTTGAAACTGTGGAAAGTTTTTTTAATTGTCTTTATGATTCGGTTAGCAGGTCTACAAGAGATGGTAATTTCGCAAAAAATTATCCATATTTGGCTGATGAGCCAACATCGTGGAGTAAGGTTTTGTCTTTAAGATTTGATTGGAGAAACAACGTATATGATGGTACTGATAACATAAATTACACTAATAGCGATACAACCACAACGAATATAGATGCTTTAATAACTTGGAGCGAGCCAGTTATGATAGGTAAAGTTTTAAATGGATTATTTATCAACACCCTAAACCAAAAGAAAAACAACAAGATAATAGAGGTAACATTTAAAGACGAGTTAGGTACAATCGTTAGCAATAGACGAGAGTACATTTACAAAGACCAAGTCTACAAAATAGTGGAGTGGTCTTACGATATTATTAAACGATTAGTGAAAGCTAAATTAATTATGAAGTAATGGCAGAAAAAGTAATAATAGACATAGAGTTAAAAGGATTGGGCGATGCTAAAAAAGGTCTTGATGATTTGACTAAACAACAAATTGCACAACAAGATGAAATAAAAAAGACTACCGCCGAAATTAAGGAGTATGAAAAAGAATTAGCATCACTCCGAAAAGAGCAAGAGGCTGGAGGTCAGTTAACGGATGAGCAGATAGCAAGAGAGCAAGAACTAACGGCAAATATCCAAACAAGCAAAGTAGAATTAGCAAGTCAAAAAGATGAGTTAAGCAAAGTAAATGCAGAACGTAGAGCGGCAGTTAAAGAGGTAGACCAGTATAACACCGCATTAAATGCAGAACTTGGCAGTAATGAGCAATTAAAGGCGCAATTAGGCATCTTAACAAAGGAGTATAACTCGTTAAGTGCAGAGCAAAGGGAAAACACCGATAAAGGTCAGCAACTTACTACGCAAATAAAGGACATCACGGACAAGCTAAAAGAGAACGAGAGCGCAGTAGGCGACAACAGAAGAAACGTAGGAAACTACTCCGAGTCTATTCAAGACGCTTTAGGCAACGTGACAATCTTCGGCACTAATTTAAGCGGTCTTACAAAAAGTTTTCAGCAAACTAAAGAAGCCACGTTAGCACATATTAAGGCATTAGTAATGACTGAGGGTGTACAAAAAACGCACACCGCAGCGACTAACTCACAAACGGCAGCGCAGAAAGCGTTGAACGTAGCGACATTAGCAGGCAAAGTAGCAATGAACGTGTTTAAACTTGCTTTGATTGCTACTGGTATAGGTGCATTTGTGGTAGTGGTAGGAAGTTTAGTAGCTTATTTCCAAAGCACAGAACAAGGTGCGATGAAACTTAAAGTTATTATGGCTGCATTGGGCAGTGTTACTGCTAACATCACAAGCAAAATGGCTGACTTTGGGAAGATTATTTTTGATGCGTTTAACAAAGTTAAAGAGTTAAAAATTAGCGACGTATTTAAGAAAATTGGGGATGCCATACAAAAGAACATAATGAATCGAATAGAGGCATTGGGTTTAGCAGGTAAGGCTATCGTTAAAATATTCAGCGGAGATATGAAAGAGGGTTTTAAGGATTTAAGCAACGCAGTGGCGCAGGGTGCTACTGGAATACAAGACCCAATAGGAAAATTAGAAAAAGCGGGAGAAAAAGCAGTAGAAGTATTTGAAAAAGGCAAAGAAGCAGTCAAAGAGTTTGCAGCAGAGGTGGCAGCAGATGCAAAAAAAGCGGCAGCACTACAAGAGAAAGAAAATGCGTTAGTATTTCAGCGTAGAAACTTGCTAAAAGAAAATGCACAAATAGAGGGTCAAGTAGCGCAGTTAAGAGCAGATGCAGCGGATAAGGCAAACCTATCACAAGAGGAAATAATAGCCAAGTTAGAGGAAGCGAGTGCATTAGAATCTAAAAAGTTAAAGAATTTAACAAAAATCGCACAGACTGAATTTGACATCCAAAAGGGTAGAAGTCAATTAGCCACAGATAGTGCAGCAGAAGCCGAACAATTAGCACAAAAAGAAATAGCACTTTTACAAGCACAAGCAAATGAAAAGAGTGGGATAGTTAGACTTGAAAAACAAATAGCGGCAGAGCAATACGCACTACAAAGAGAAAATTTAGCAGCACGATTAAAACTAATTCAAGCGCAGGGCGGAGACGATGTAGCTACTTTAATAGAAATAGAAAAGAACAAACGAGAGGCGCAGTTAGCCGAAACAAGTTTAAGCGAGCTGGAACGCCAAGCAGTTATAGCAGAGAGCGAAAAGAAGATAGCAGACTTAAAGTTAAAAGGATTAGAGGAAGAAGAACAACAAAGAAAAGAAGCGTTAGAAAATGAGTTAGCAGATTTAGACTATCAGCAGTTTAGAGAGTTAGAACAAGCTAACCTAACGGCTGAAGAAAAGTTAGCGATTGATAGAAAATACCAAAAACAAAAAGCCCAGTTAGAGTTAGAGTCATTAACTAATCAAGCTACTTTAATTAAAGCGCAGTTAGAACAAATAACGGCAGATACTGGGCAGGGATTGATACCGCCATTAACACCCGAAGAAGAAGCACTACTTAAAAAGCAATTAAATGAGATTAACACTCAAATGCTTACAATCGGTCAAACAATTAACGGAATTGATGAGGAAGAAGCAGGACTTAATTTATTAAATGGATTAGGTTTAGATGAAGCAGGTCAAGAAAAATTAAACTTTGCAATAGATACTGTAAAATCATCTATTTCAAGCATAGGTGCATTAATGGCATCTATAACCGAACGGAATAAAAAGGTAATTCAAGAGCAAGTAGAGGCAGGAGTAATAAGCCAAGAACAAGCAGATAAAAAACTTGAGCAAATTGAACGTAAAGCGTTTAAAAGACAAAAAGCTATACAAATATCAACGGCAACGGCAAACGCTGCTCAAGCGGTATTAGCAGCACTTGCACAAACTACTGACCCAACACCTACCCAAACATTAAGAATTGCAAACGCAGCAGCAATAGGTGTACTTGGTGCAGTTCAAGTGGCAACGGTAGCAGCGCAAAAGTTCCAAGATGGTGGACTTATTCAAGGTGCAAGTCATTCACAAGGTGGAGTTCCGTTTAGTGTCGCTGGTCGTGGTGGATTTGAAGCAGAGGGTGGCGAGTATATCGTAAAGAAAAGCACAGTAGATAGCTACGGCGTGGATTTTATGAACGCTTTGAATAATATGCGTATCCCGAAGATGTTTGCTGAGGGCGGATATATAGCACCTACTCCAACGGGAACGATAAGCGACCAAGTAAGCAGAGGAGTAAGCGAGTTAGTTAGTGCAAACGAAAATAGACAAATGCAAGTAATTAACGTAGAGCAAGATTTTACTAAACTACAAACAAAAGTATTAAATGTTGAACAAGCAAGAACATATTAACGAAGCGTTAGGTTTAGCCGATAAGGGGTTATATCACAAAGACAGAATTAAAGAAGTAATAAAGGCAGATTTTTATAATCAAAATACTGGCAGAATTAGCGTTATGGAGTTAAGGAATAAGCTATCTCGAAAGTATGGCGTATCGCTGCAAACTATTTACAACATCACTAATAGATAATTTACAAAAATTAAAA